CTAGGACAGGAGGTAGATGTCCACGAAATCCGCACGTGTTCGTGAAATGATTCTAGATATTGAAGAGGCTATGAAGACAAAAACTCCCGCCCAAATCGGTGCCGAATTTGCTGACTACCAGAAGGAATTTCCTAGCATTTTTGCCATGTTGCTGAAAAAGGATTACCGTCGGGACATACTTGCCATGATGGTAGACCAGTTAGATAAGATTGAGCGGGGAGATATTTCCCAACACAACGCATCGGTCAATGTAGGAACAATTCTTGTAGACCGTATTGTAAAACCACAGCTAAATAGCGGCGAGAAGTCGTCTACGAAGTAGAATTTCCAAACATAGTTGAATGACTCTGTTTTATACTTTTGAGTCGCATAAAGGGATTTACAACAGGTGCTGCGGCTGGTGCTGCGGCTGTATCTCCTGTACGAAAGTTTTCAAATACCAGTGTATTTGAGAACGTACTCCTATTCGTCCAATTCGCATAGGAATACGGAACATTATGTGGAGGAGGATTGAGAATATTGAGCAAGTCTTGAGTCTCTTTTGCCACGTTCTTTTCCATCTCGGTGAGCCATGATGCGGTAATCTCCTCATCATGATTCTTACACCATTCTATTGAACGATTCACATTATCACGTACTAGAGTCTGAATCACAGACGGATCCGTTGTCTTAATCAAATCAAGCGTTTGCCGAATGACCACAATCTCCATCTGTTCAATCTCTGCCTGAAGGTGTTTGATAAGATCCATTGTTGGCTTCCACGATTCGCACGTAACGGGATGAGCCAGAATCGGAAATAGAAACTGATGCCTTGCCTGATACGCATCAAGTAAATCAATAATATCCGATGAGGGTCCCAGGTATCCTTTTCCGATAAAGTAGCGCTCCGCATTCCCCGCACGTGAAGTATGCGGCTTAGAAATGCCCCATGTACGAAAGGCACGACTCAACAGCCAAATTAGGTCTAGTGTAGGTTGTTCCGTTGTATCAAAGCACTTAATAATCATACATCCTCCCTTGCCCAACACCCTGAGCCCAATGAGTGATTCCGCTAGCAAAAGTGGAAAGATAGAATCTTCCTGCGCATTGTAGTCGCCACTAAAGTCAAAGCCGCCATCTGCCGTGTAAAGATGAACGCCATCCGTGTGCCTCATCAATGTCCACTTTACAAAGTGGTCTTGATTCGCCTTATTAAGAATATTACCAGTTCCATCGGCACCATCACGAATGATGATTTGCGGATAATATGCCAGAAACTTTGCCGCCTTGCGCCATCCAGGAACGTTCTTCGCTTCCGATCGTAGTGTAATGGCATCAGATCCAACATATCCCCAATTGTTTGTTTCCGCCACCATATTCCTGTTTGCCATCACAAGACACGCCTCAATAAATCCACCAGGACCCTCGGCGGCGTGGGCTGTGCGTAATCCGATACCGGTACTCGGTTGCATAAATGCTGCCAGTTCGGTGGTGAGGTTGAGACGCTTCCATAGTTCAATCATTTTGAAATAAGAGCGTGAAAGGGGTTGGCGAGTCGCAACCGATCGGGACGACCGGCGATTCCAAGAGAGAAAGATATACTCGTACGGATTCGTTACCTTCTTATAATCGTCCCATTTACCCTCTTGGTAAAAGAGATTAATCTCGTTTTTCGCCTGCTGAAGCGCACGATTCTCCAAAGCACAAACATACACGTGTTTGGGCGGTTGTAGGTCAGTATTAGGTCTTAGTGGGATGGATGAAGGACCACCGGTCCCCCATACCTCTAACACCTTGTATTCCATATTATTACTTCCGTGATTTATTCAGTGATTCAAAATAAAGTGCTGTCATTTTTTGCGAAAACCCTCCACGAATGTGTGAGTAGGCATTTCGTTCGTTAGGAGACCACCAACGTATATCATCTTTCTCCAATACATCGGGCGGCAGCAAATGACGCCAATCCTTATTATCCACCAATTCTTTCGTGCGTTTCTGGGCTTCTAACATAGTGGCAGGTGTGATGGTGGCATGCCAAAACTGATACATAAACATACCATTTGGCAATCCAGATTCCGCCCAGTCTTGTGCGTAAGCGACATCTAGCGGTGTAAGATTTATAAGCTCAGCGGGCATAATTTTCGCCTCCTCCTTCGTCTCGCGTAAGACGCCCTGTCGCATCGCCGCCAATACTTGCTTATATGTCATCTTCATACCTTTGCGCATGGCTCCTAATTCGTCCCATTCAAACTGACCCTTTGGCGGCTCCCAACGATGATCCGACATACCCCATTCGTGTACAATCACTACCTGATCCGGATTCTCGGCATTATGAATAAACACAATATTACGCAAAAAGACGGGCTTACCGTTGATTACCATATATGCGTAACGCTTTCCCCGCGGAAATACTTTATAACCAACCTCCATCTATTGGGTCAGCAGATTATTCGTAAATCATAATATCATCGCCCTCGTCCTCTTCCTCATTAATAGCTTCCATGCTAACCGCAGCGTGCTGCTTCGTCGTTGGAAGGCTGATAGGAATACGGAGATTGGTGGTTGAGCACTCGCCATTATCATCGGCGCCATAGAGTGCGTCATTCTGCTCATCCGTTGTGAATGGCGCAAGGCTATCGTACTCTACAGGGTGCTGTTCGGGAGTATCTTCGGCAAACTTAACTGCCGTCACTTCGTCAAAGAGGAGCTCCGAAAACGCTGTACCTGCCTTAATCGGCGCACCCAACATCACCTTCGAACTTACGCCCAGCACAGGATCCCGCTCTCCAAAGATGGCGGCACGAAGTGCGATATCCTCCGTCTGTTCAAACGACATCTTCGCAAGCGGTCCAATGTCGTTCTTATTAATACCGTAGCGGTCAATACTCATTGTGCGTCCCTTGTGGCACATCTTGTCCAACAGAATACAGACGTGGCGGTAATTTACCGAGCTGCCTGATTCGGCAAAGAGCGTGGTAATTTCCTTGTAAAGGGTCGCCCGCGTCGCTTCAATACCCAGATTCGCAAACATATCGTGAACATTGCTGGAAATGAGTTTGGTGGGATCCACATCAGGGTGTGTCATGACATCCAGGAAATTGGATCCGTCGCTAATGAGTACATACTGCTCTGCCGGCGTATACTTACCGTCCTTGAGTTCTACTGTATCGGCAACCTTCTGGTAATTGACCGAACGGAGACCAGGAATACCACGAATCGCCGTACAAGAGAGGACCTTGTTCTGAAGTGCCTTGAGCGTATTCAAGTCATCGCTGGCGGTTTCGCTCTTGGTTAGCCGAATACGGAAGACGAGACGAGTCGCATTGTAATCGGTGTAAATACTTGTAATATCACTGCTGAACTTCGTCTTGAGAATGAGCGCAATATCATCCATTGTAATATTCTTGTTGAACATTTGTTCGCGGTCCAGTTCAAATCGTAGAATCCAGGGCGACTTGGGCTCTTCTTGGACGGGCGTTGCCTCTTCGGTTACAGGGGATGAACTGAGAGGGTCTTGCGAGACGCCCTCGGCTGCCACAAGTGGGGCGGTCGCCTTCTCGTACGCTGCTAGATACGCCAGCCAATCCGCATCATCCGTAATAAGTGTCTCATTATCACGAGGGTCGTAGTAAATACGCGCAACCGTTACAATATCCTGGAGCAGTGTGAATTCCAGCTCTTTAGAGACACGACGTGCTTCCTCCTTCTTTTCACGGATGTCACGGCGGAGCGAAATATTTAACTCAATTGCCTTTGGATTGCGAGTCGCTTTGAGCAACTCCTTGAGACGAGGAACACCTCGGGTCATGTTGGACTTGGCGGCTACACCAGCCAAGTGGAACGTATTGAGCGTCATCTGGGTAGCCGGCTCACCAATAGACTGTGCCGCAATCACACCTACGGGCTGTCCAGGCTCCACCCACGACTTCCAGTGCTTGAGGACAATTTCCTCCGCAAGTGCGTCCAACGCCGGCTGTGTGTATCCGATGGAGGTGAGACGGGATGGGGCAAGATGGTAGCGGACAAGTGCTGTCCAAATCTTATTGTTTGCGTGCGTCTTTGCTAGAATCTTTGCCTGGGCTTCTAACACTGCCGTAGGAGTGACTGGATTCGCTACGTTGGCGGGGTCAAGGCTAAACTGCGACTTGATTGCATAGATGAGACGTTCTAAGTGAACCGGTGAGCGGACGTTCTTCTGGGGCTTGGATCCGAATACCTTCTCTACAATAATACGACGGTCTTCAATCATCGCATCCTGGTACGCCTTTTCACCTGGGGCACCTGGAGCGGCGGCGTACGTCATAATATCCGCGTCGCTCATGGTGGCGAGTGGGAGCGGTTGATTCTCCAGCTTTGTCGCATTAATACCGTCCTCGCCGTACGATACCTGTAGCATATTGCCGTTGGTATCGCGCACCGATCCGTCGTGCTGGGTAATCAGGTCTTCCAGGGCGACACGGATTTGGCGCTGCATATAACCTGTATCAGCCGTCTTTACAGCCGTATCAATAAGACCTTCACGACCTGACATAGCGTGGAAGAAGAACTCATCGGGCTGGAGTCCCTTAATATACGAGCTCGTGATGAACCCACGTGCCTGCGCCGAGTCGTCAAAGCGCTTGAAGTGGGGCAGGGTGCGATGCTGGAAGCCGTTCGGTACGCGCTTACCTTCAATCGCCTGCTGACCCAGGGTGGCAATCATCTGTGAAACGTTCACATCTGAGCCCTTGGACCCCGCCTTTACCATGTTCGTCATTCGGTTCGTGTCGGCGAGCGACTTCAAGCCAATCTTACCCGCCTCGCCTACCGCCTTATTGAGCGTATTCATGACTTTTGATTCAAATTCTTCCTGATTGCTGCGACCCGATGAGTTCTCAAACAGTCCCGTATGGAGTTGGAGAATCTGCTCCTCAATTGTCTTCGTGAGCTTGTTGAGCGCAATACCGATTTCGTCGTTGGTTGCCTGATCGGCAATAAGATCTGAGATGCCGACCGAGAAACCGCTATTCATCAGGAAATTCGCAATCATCGCTTGTAGGGAATCCAGGAAATCCACCGTAATATCCGGACCGTAATCGTTGTAAATAATGTGAATGAGTTGCTTGGAGAACACCGACTTATCTAGAATACCCTGCTCAATCACACCATTGAGAATCTTGACGAGATTCGGTGATTGTGGGTTCTTCTTATCCTCATCGCTGTAGCTGCTGTTTGGCATCTGAAGGCTGACCGGCGGTAGAAGCGCCGACAGGAGTTGCTGACCGGACCACATCGGCTGAGGAGTTGTCGTCACCGGTGCGGGCAGTTTGCCCTCCCAACGCTTCGCGTGAACGAGCAGATTCATTGCCTCCTTCTTCGTAAAGAGCACATTGGAGCGGGTGAAACGGTTGGCACCCACCAGCGTATCCTGTACAACTGACACAATAGGGACCGACTCACGAGGGCTCACGATTTGTAGCGGGACGGCGGCAATTTCACGTAGCTCCGTCGCCGTCTCTACCGACTGGGGAGCGTGTAAGTTCATCTCATCACCGTCAAAATCGGCGTTGTACGGTGCCGTTACAAATACATTGAGACGGAATGTATTATATGGCAGAATCTTCGCAATATGTGCCATCATAGACATGCGGTGAAGCGACGGCTGTCGGTTAAACAGGACCACATCGCCGTCCATGAGATGGCGATTGACTACGTCGCCTTCAAAGAGCTCTAACGACTTCGCATTGACATGCTTCAGGCTGATTGTACGACCGTCGTTGCGCTGAATCGTCTTCGCACCTGGATATACATCCGGTCCATTCTGAATCAGTTTATACAGCTTACCGATGTTGAACTGCGTGACCTTCTCAGGAAACGTGAGGTTCGTTGCAATCTTGAGAGGAATTCCGAGCTCTTTGACGGAGATATTCGGGTCCGGCGTAATGACCGAACGGGCAGAATACTCCACGCGCTTTCCCTGTAAGTTTGAACGGATACGACCTTCCTTAGAGCCCAAACGCTGTTGGAGCGACTTGAGCAGACGTCCCGAGCGCTGAGCAGCAGGACTGATACCAGGAATATTGTTGTCCACAAGCGTGGCAACATGGTACTGGAGCAAATTCGTCCATTCATCAATCATACGCTTCTTCGGTTCATCCGTAAGCTTCTTCTTCAACGTATTGTTCACCTTGATAATATCAATGAGCTTACTCGTCAAGTCGTCTTCGGCACGCTGATTATTATCCTGAGTCACCGATGGACGCACCTGTGGAGGCGGAATCGGTAGTACAGTACAGACCATCCAATCAGGGCGGCACCAATGACGACTAAATCCCATAAATTCCACATCTTCGTCGGTAATACGACGTAGAAGACGGTGTACGTACTCTGGTTCTAGAAGCATTGAGAGATTCATGACACCGTCCGCATCTACAACCGCACCCTCTGGGGCTTGGACGCCTTCCGGGAGTTGTAGATTCTTCCAATCGGCATAAATCTTATGTACCGGCTCCTCACGATACTTATTTGGCTGACGAGATCCACATCCGTCCTCAGCATCTTCACCACATCGAGTAATACCCTGTGCCGCATCTTTTACCATCTTCCATCGGGATTCGCCTTTGAGCTTGAGCAGATGCTGATGGCGCTGCTTATCAATAAGAAGCTTGCCGCACTTGAAACAGACACAGTTGAGAACCTTCATCAGCAGCTTGAAGAATTGAGTGTAGTAAACAGGGCGGGCGAGGACAAAATGTCCAAAGTGACCTGGGCAACTGTGATTATTCTGACCGCACGAACGACATACCTTACCATTCTCTAGTACGCCCATACGCGGGTCAAAGAGACCATTCAACTTACCCTCAGCCGTTGAGGGATTGGTGATTTCGCATACGGAACGCCTTAGGATTTCTTCAGGGCTGAATACCCCAAACTGAATCCCGACGATGGATTCAGTTTCGGACGAGTGTGATAAAACCGGCATCTCTTCTTTTTTGTATGAGTTTCTTTTAAACGGACGGCACTGCGTCAAATTTTATGGGTTTTTGCTGAATTAGCGAATAGATTGTCTCAGTTGCGATAAATATAATTGCTGTTGTGTTAGTTGTTTATTCAAATGGTCAATTGTTCTGATAGTACTTGGAGTTAGATAATCTAAACCATTTACCCATATGGCTTCATTATTTGTACTTAGTAAATATACTGATATATTATCTCGTACAGTCGTTGTTGATACTATCTCTGAAAAAATTGTAGCAATGTTCCCTTTTGTAGTACTAATTTGTGGTTGTATACTCATTCTTACTTGTACCCGGGTTTTTTAAAAAAATATAGTAAGTAAAGTGAATGTCATCAGTAAATAAGGTATACGCTAATACCGCTAATGTACTTACAAATTTTGTTCCTATTAAGTCACTATCCTATCACAATGGTACAATAAATCACACTGTTCTTGTTCCATTTACGTATTATAACGGAGTTTTGGATGTTGCTACCCTCCCAGGCTTTACTCCTTCCAGTGGCTTAGGCGACGTAAACGGTTTTAGCTGGCGTATGGTGCGTGCTATTGGCGGATTTGGTGTGGTTAATACACTTGGATCTAATTTTCTTACATGGTTAGAAAATTGGGCAGATATTGATGCTGGTAGTGAAGTTATTTTTACGGCTCCTATTATGACAAAAGTATCACAGTCAATACAACACGGTTCTGGTGATAGTATTCTTAACAGCCAGTACGCCGTATCTGGTGGTGGTGTACGCCCAACGATTACGGAATCTCCCTCCTCGGATCAATATGTCACTGGATACGCCGGTAACAATTGGGATTCTGTATGGGTATTCAAAACACCTCTTACAATCCAATACAGGTATGAGGGTAACGGTCCTTACTATCTCACTCTATATTCACAGTTTACAAATCCGCAGTAAATTTATATTGTATATTTTCAATATACTTTATAAATGGCTGATATATCCGGCGCATTTATTGTTGATATGTCTGGCGCCGATCCGCCACCGCCCCCTGAAGAAGAGCATCCTGATTATGTTCCTACCGATTCTACGGGTCCTATCGGTCCTACGGGTACAACAGGTCCTATCGGTTCTACTGGTCCTACGGGTTCTACTGGTTCTACTGGTCCTACGGGTTCTACTGGTTCTACAGGTCCTACGGGTTCTATGGGTCCTACAGGTAAGCACGTCGCAAATCCAAATGCTCCGACTGAAACGTCCGCTAACGCATTTATTATTCTAGAGAAACCGAAATACAAAACGATGATTGAAGTACGAAATGCTGTTACAAATGACGAAACCGGTAATGATAATCCCATTTCTTTATCCACGTCTCTTGATATACTTGCTGTGTATATCAAGGGACAAAAATTATTGTATACCGAAGCGAAAGTATATTGCGAGCAACAGTTGAATATGCTTATGTTACCTGCTATTTTCATATCGGCACTTTGTACTCTTCTAAGTCTTGCGCTTCAAGCACAACCATCTGGTCCATATATTGTATCTGGATTCACCGCCGTCAATTCATTTATTCTAGCTCTCATTTCTTATCTGAAACTTGATGCGAAAGCGGAAGCCCATAAAACAAGCGCATATCAATACGATAAGATACGAACAATCTGCGAATTTAATTCAGGTAAAATTATGTTTTTTTTAAAGAACGAAAGTTTTGAAACAATTGAGAAACGAATTTCAGGTATCGTAGATGAAATTCAAAAGAAAGTAGAAGAAATTAAAGATACGAATAAATTTATCTTACCCCAACATATCCGCTTTAATTTTAATATTTTATATACCCAAAATCTCTTTTCGGATGTAAAAGCGCTACAACTTCATGAATTATTATTACTTACCGATTTGAAACGTATTGAAAATGATATAATAGATATTGAAGCACGTATAAAATGTATTGAAACTGAAAAAGTACGTTATGATGCTGTAGAATTACAGAAGAATATAAAATATAGATGGGATAGACGAGGTGAACGAGATGTACTAAGAAAACGTATTATCGCTCATAGGAAAAAATATCTTAATCTAGAAGCCGTGTTTCAGAAGGAAATCAATAAATTTATGCTTATGGCAACTGAAACACGCTGTTGTAATTTGTGTTCATGGCTAAAGACGTAAATTGTACAATCGGTGGGGGTGTAATTGGCTTAAGAGGTAGCCGTTTTGGATAATTTAAGATGCCTGCGATTTCGAACAAAGAGTTGGCGGATAAGTTGGAAAACGGGATTTTTACTGAAACGGCATGTAGCGCCGACGTACATTCTATCTACCCTTTGGGGCATGTGATGTGGGCTGGACGAACCGACTTTCAGGAAGTGGTGATTGCCGAATCGCCGACCTATGGTCGTGTTCTCTTTTTGGATGGTGAACTTCAGTCATCGTCGTCCGATGAGGCGATTTACCACGAACATCTCGTTCATCCTTTGCTTGCTGCGATGGCTGGAACTCCTAACAAAAAGGTACTGGTCGTGGGTGGTGGCGAAGGGGCGACGGTGCGCGAAGTGCTGCGCTGGTCGGCGGACGCTGTGGCGACCGTGGATTGGGTGGATATTGACAGGGACCTTGTTTCTTTGTGTAATAAGTATTTGGGGTGGGCAGATGAGTCGGTCCGCAACGATTCGCGTCTGATGTTTTGCCCTGATGATATCAATTCGTTTTTGGACCGTACATCTGGACTCTATGATGCGATTATTCTGGATTTGCCGGACCCTGATGTAGAAATGCTGGACGAAGCGGGCGGTGATGCCGATTTACTCTATGGTCCAAATTTTCGTGCGCGTATTATGTCACATTTGGCGGTCGGTGGCGGGATTGTGACCCACTGCGGTCCGATTCGCCCTGGTGCCGATGAGGTTTCCTGTCGTGAGGGAATGGTATGGATGCGGGAACAGTTATTTTTTGGTATGGAGATATTTCCCTACCATTGTTCTATTCCGTCGTTTCAGGGTGAATGGGGATTTATGATGAACAGGGCTCCTATGGATCTGCCGCAGTTTCCTGAGGGGTTACGTGTAATGGACCGTGAGGTTGAGAATCTCGCATTTACTTGGCCGAAATACTGGACCAACCTGTGATAATGGGCATTATTTATACACCGAAGCGAGAGCGTGAATTGCTAAAGTCGTTATTAATCTGCGTAGCATCCAGTATTGTATTAAATACATGTATGTATCCGAGCTGCGCATTCATTGGGTAAGCTCCGCCTGTGTAAGCTCCCACATTGACCGTTTTGTTTGTACCAATATTTGATACTGTTGTTGTAGTTGCCATTGCGGCTGGTACACCGTTCAAGAAAAAGATAACCTGGGCATTTGCTTGATCAAACACATAGCCAAAGTGTTGCCATACATTAAGTGAAATTATATTGAGTACGGAACTATTATCATTTCCAACTGAACCGTTTCCTGCCTGCATTTCTAAATTTAGATTTTGGGTTAGGTAAGAATTCCACTGCATTTTAAAACCACTTGGTGCAACGTTAGGTCCCACATTTGTAAACAGACCGCAAAAATTTGCCTGAGTACGAGGATATACCCAGGCACACACGCTAATTGCGTTACCAAGATTAATAGTTGGGAAATTAACATACGAACCGAATGTTCCGGCAAAGTCTAGCACACCACTCTTTGTGGCGGCAACATATATTATTCCAGCAGAATATCAGGCATCGGTGCAAAGGGCTGTGAGTCTGGTACAATATCCACCCACTGCGGCGCACTGTCGGCGTCATAGTCTACATCGGCGGAGAACTGGATATGTGCGTTATTATCGGCGTAGTAGAGCCAATTACTATTGTAAAGAGTCCAGAGAGTCTCTGGTGTGGCTATCTCGCCATTCATTGCCATATTACCGAGACGAATCTGGTATTCATCGCACGCAAAGAGTGTGGCAAGAGATGTGACGACATCGGCTGTATCGGGCTGGACGAACCACTCGTCACCGATACAGATAAGAAGTTGACGATCTGTTGGGCGCCAATGGACGTCCATAATCTCGTTATTCCATGTCTCAATCTGTGCGAGCTGAATAATATTTACGTTATCAAACGCATCGGTAGGAGGAGGAGGGATATTAATGCTGTAGAAATCCATTTGGAAGGAGTTGAAAGAGTAGAAGGAGTGGGAGGAAAGGGTTGGAAAGAGGAGGGCGTCATTTACTTTCTCAGTCATATATCCTTCAATTTTTTCACCCATCGTAAAAAATTGACTCAATAACGGTTCTACAATAATTAGGCATCTCGCCTTCTTCATTATGCCCGTCTTTACGACCTTTTATTCAATCCCCATTCCTGAGCCATTGATTAAGGGGCTACAACAGCTAGCACAGTTCTCTACGCCCGAAGGCATCTTTGATGTATTCTGGGTGCCAAAGATGGATCAAGTCGTTATTCGCTACGGCAACGACTGGTACATTCAGCCCAATGCCCGTATTGAAGACTCCCTCAGTACACTTATCTGTTGTAATACCTATGACCTCCACGCCAATGGACTCTTCCTATTTGACCGTGAATACCGTCACGGAAAGGCTGCCGATGAATACATGGAGAAGAAGCTTCTAGAGTGCGAGTGGTCCGATTACGCCCACGATAAGATGGTATTTCAGGCAAACATTGACGTTGACGGTCTAGAATATGATACTTGGGACAGCGTAGAATAAAAATAGTTGGTGAAGTAGATGGGTAATTTTTTACCCTCTATTTATCGTAATACAATGTGTTGTGTAAATGTTACTACTAGAAAGGCGTGTTGGGAACGAGAACTAACTGTTCAAGAACGATATGCGGGACCATATCGTCATATCGCTACAACTATAACAAAAAAAGTCGTAAAAGACAACACTCCTGCCAATGAGATGGAATTTGACAGTACTGTTGATGTGTATGCGCCCGTTGATACAGATAGAATGTTACAAGAAGCACATTTTGATACGATTATGAGAGCCCAAGGAATACAATTGAATTAATCTTCCTTTGCTTCATTTGTTGGCTTTTGCTCTTCCTCTGATTCAGGTTCAACGTCCTTCTCCGCTTCATCCGTATTCACAAACTCCGCCTTCTCTTCATCATACGTTTCAGGTTTGCGATTTAGAAACCTCACAACTTCTTCAAGAATATTATGTAGATTCTCAACTTGGTCCTTGAGATCACGAATCTTATCGTTCTTATTATCTGATACAAAGTTGTAGAAGTAAAATCGTAGAATATTCATACATAGAGACATCGTTGAGAACATAATAAAGTATTCTGTAAAATTATAGATAGCATTTGCGGTAGAGTAGTCTAGAAGATGTAGAGTCGACATAATGGGGAAGTGACAATGTATAAAGGCGGACAGTTTTCGTCAATTTTTATCTTTTCCTTATTAAGTAGACGATTTGTAATCTACTGGAACATTTACAGGCTCTATCGCATTTTATTAAACACGGTGTAAAAATTGAACTTATTTTTGTTACTACGTAAAACGTACCAACAAAATGGCATCTATTACTCGCATGTCTAACTCTCTACTTCGTATTACCGGTACTTCGCTTGGAATTTGGAAATATTCACGCATCATTCCTATTAGTTCTATTATGTATATTAATGTATTCAACCGAGCTCTTGATATTCATTATACTCATAAACGATCTCATGATTCCCTGTTATTTCTAACAAATGAGGAGCGAGATGCGGCGATTTCCGCCGTTGAGGGGCGCATTGTAGAGAAACCGGTATCAATGGTGAGGGATTATCCACCTATGGAGTAGATTTACGCCAATCGGCGGGTCTTATTCTTGCGCGTCTTTTTTGACTTTCGGCTTAATCTATTCGCAACACGCTTGTACTCATTCACGTTTGCCTTATTTTCAGGAAACGCGAATCGCTTGCCCGTGATACCTGTGACCATTTTAGGCTTCGCGCCATTCCGCAATAATAGTTTCTTAATGGCTTTGTATGGTGCTGCCTGTTCTGGTGACGTGGAGTTCGCAATAAATACATCCGCCATGCCACGAGCCGTCTTATTTTCAATAATAGGATGTATTACATCATCGCTTTTGTATTCCATATCATTACCTAATTGTAAGACGAGTTCCACCATTTCAGGGTTGCCGCTAAAGACCGCCGCTTGAAGCGGAGTCATATACGTGAATGTTCCACTATTATATGGGTGAACGTATTCCTTTAATATTTCGTGGTAGTCATTCTTCATACGTGGAGCAAGTTTTACTGGAAACTCAACATCTACAATCTGCCGGTAGGCGGCGATATCACCATTGCCAATCGCATGTATCATACGATTTAACGCATTTTCAATATCAATTGTAATCTGCGGCTTTTGAGGAATAGTTGAGCGACTCGCACTGGGTCGGGACGATGAAAGCGCGTAAAAAGCCGCCATACTCTATCTTATATGTTGTTTTTTATACGGGTATAGTGTTTAGAGAAGATGTATCCGTCCAAATAGATGATACTAAGAGTGCTTTCTCTTTGACTTGTGCTAGTGTAAAATCTTTCTTAAAGATGTTACATGCTCCGCAACACGGCTTCACATTATCTAGAGTATATTCACGTTTAGTATTATCTACTCTATCAAGCCCAATACCTTTTTTACTACTAAATCCGCAAAGATAACACGGTTTCTTAATAATTGTATACCATTCGTCCTTTGTAATATGAAACGGAAGTTTTCTAGTTTCTTCAGAGTTTTTCTTATAGTTAGCCCAACTATTTGATGTAGTATTTATATAATATTGCTTCCATTTTTTATAAAAGCCTGCCGGTGGGATATTAAACCCGCTAATAATCTTACAAAGTTCAATAAAGAACAACGGATGATATACATATTTCATCATATTACATGTTTCACAACAAGGCACACAATTGTCTTTTTCATATCCTTTGCGATTATCCAGACGATCTATACCATTTATTTCATCATCTTTAAAATATTGGCAATAATGACATTGAGATAATACAAGTTGTTTAAAATCATCAAACTGAAGTCCTATTGTATAATTGCGAATCTTAGCACTCCTTATGTAATCTTTGTAATATATTTCTAAATTTCTAAAATGTTCATTTTTATAATTACGAATTCTACCACTTCGCTTACTATCTTGTACGGCATTATATTCATTACAAGATTTACAAATTTTACTAGACTTATTATATCTTGTTTTGAATTGTTCATAATCTTTTCCACAGTTTACGCATAATTGCTTTGTTGCTGTAGATATATGTTCTAAAGCATTATGTAATTCAACACGCTCTTGGCGAACTTTTTTTTCTTTTGTATAAGACTTTTCTCTACATATATCGCACGTTGTATAACCTTCCTTACATACAGTAAAACATCCTCTATCTATATCACAGTAACGGATACCTTTCTCTTTCTCTTCATCACGATATGTATCTCTGCTGTGTTTCTTACAATACTTATCACCTGTAGTTTTGAATTTACATCCATCATGACTACACTCCGTAGTCTTTTTACATATCTTCTTCTTACAATCTAGGCAAGAACCCTTGAGTATAAGAATGGCATCGCATCCACGAAAGAAGAATCGGCAGGGAATCTTACCTTCTTTCAGTAGTTGTTCGTGCCGAAAATTACGCTGATGCCGACCACAGTATCCGTTATCGGATGGTGGAAAATGGCATGAAAGTCTCTTCCTGGAACCCTCTAAGACTATAGCTTTACATGTCTCCATTTATTAAATGCGGACATTAGAAAATTTAGTTTTATTCAAATTTTTTGTCCTACTGTATTTTCCAAAAAAAACAGAAAATAAAAAATTTTGTACTGTAAATACAGTACGTTTAGTTGCTGTAAGCAAGTCCACCCATACCGGACATGATGCGGAGAACGTTGTAGTTGACGGCGTAGATGCGGACCTGCGCTGTGTTGTATGTGTTGACCGTGTTGTTGGAGAGGGTGAGGAGGAGTGTGGCGTTATCAATACGCGAGAAGTTGCAGCTGCCGGATGGCTGGTGCTCTTCGGGCTTGAGGGCGAACGAGTAGACGTTGATGCCGACCGCGGGGATGTTGGTGTGGTGCTGGTAAGGCTGGACCAAGTTGAAGTAGCGACCCTCGCGCTCCGAGAAACGGTCGTGTCCGTTGAGCTGGATCTTGGCGGTGACGACAGGGTTGTAGCCAGCCATGCCCTCCACGCGGGTGACGGAGTAACCGGACTCGAGGACCGAGCGATCCCACCAGTCGGAGTAGTTGAATGGCTGCTGTCCCTTCCAAGGGTTGACGACTGTGGGGTCGCAGCTGACGAACGAGTCGCGCTGGACAACCCATACAAGCTCCTTTGTGGGGTGGTTGAAGTTCATCTTGATCTTGTTGGCAGATGAGGTGACCGACTCGCCGCCCGTGAACTGGAGCTGCTCAATGAGGTACTCGTGGGAGACCTGGGCGAAGCGGCGGCGCTCATCGGTATCGAGGTAGATGTAGTCTACGTAGAGGGAGGCGGAGACGAGACCGGCGGCGGCAATGCGCTGCTGGATAGGGTAAGAGGTGTTCTGGACAGAGACACCGCCGACCGTGGATGTGGCATAGTCCCACTCGAGGTTCTGGAGGGGGTTGAACTCGAGCCAGATCTTGACTTCGTGGTACTGGAGAGCAATGAGAGGGAGAGCCAAGCCAGGGTTGCGGTTGAACCAGAACTGGAAGGGAATGTAGAGTGTGTACTCAGGGGCGCAGTTGCGGACCTCCTGGGAGGCGTGGGGCTCGCCAGTGCCGCACCAGTTGTCGCAGCCCTCACCGCCCTGTACGAGGAGGTTGGTGAGCTGGGGTACGTTGCCTACCATCTCGGCGTAGCCGGCCTGGAGACCTGGCTGCTGGGTGAGCTCGTTCCAGATCTGGAGCCAGTCACCGTAGTGCTTGTCAATCTGCTGACCACCGATTTCAACGTATACGTTGTTGATGAGGTTGTGGCCAACCCAGTTGAGCCAGCGGAACTGGGCACCTGAGCCGTCAGACGCCTGGAGCTGGACCTGGGGGAGTGTGCACTGGAGGTATACACGGTGGATCAAGTCACCGTTACGGGAGATTGTGCACTGTACCTTCTTGCCGAAGTTCGCCGAGCCGTTGAACGTCTGCTCAATGGACTCCATGGCGAAGTTTGTGTGGCGACGGTAGACGACCTTGAAGAAGGTAATCTGGGGGTTGCCTGTGAGGTAGATATCCTGCGCACCGTAGGCGACGAGCTGCATTAGACCACCGGATCCCATTGTTGTTTATACCTGAGCCCGAGAAAAAAATTTTCGGGCTCCGGGAAGATTTCGGCAGAAATTCCTGCCCGCAGAGCGTTACGGTCTAAACCCATATTTTTGCTTTTCTTAATATAAGTGGTACCATGTCTCAGCCCTTATCGTTAGATAACCTATTGAAACCAATGGGTGAGGTGGAGCCTGCCGCTCCCAGAATACCAAAGACACTAGAGCCCGCTAAAACTCTAGAATCTTTCCATACACAACAAATCCAAAAGATTCGTGAGGAGAAGACAAATCTTCCGAGGTTGCGTTTAGAACTGGCGGCAAAAAAGGAGAAACTCGCTGCCGTTGAGCAGCAATTCTTACAACCAAGTGCTTTAACAAATGCTAACGATGTATTAATCCTGGCGTCCAGACAAAAATTAGAAGATGAAGTCATTGCCCTGGAAAAGACAATTCAACAATTGGAGAACGGTACCGCCGAAGCCGATTATTTCTTACGTGTCGGTGATATTCTCTTTTCCTATAGCGACGCCCAAGAACGTATTGCGGGCGGCGAACGACCCGCAGAAGTTGTAGCAAAGGGTAAGATGCCGGCAAACAGCGTCTATTCATATTTTACCGCCGAAGTTGACGATAAATCCACAAAGACGAACGATTTAATACCTGAAGTACAAAAAGCATCGGCGATTACAAATACCATTGGATTTAAGCGTGATAAGGCGCTGGAATCGTACTTGACCGCGCTCAATCCTACCGCAATTCAGCACGAAAATAGTATCGCCTCGTCAATTACGGAAAACTTTGGAAACTGTGCCGTTTGTGAATCCGAAATGTTATTTAACGAAACCTTTTTGGACTGCCCTCAATGTGGATACCGTGACTATGTTCTGGTTGATTCTGAGAAGCCGTCCTACAAGGACCCGCCGCGCGAAATGTCGTATTACGCCTATAAGAAAATTAATCACTTGAACGAATGGCTGGCGCAATTCCAAGCAAAAGAAACTACCGAAATATCGCCTGCCATTCTGGACCAAATCAAACAGGAACTCCGTAAGGAACGTATTACCGACATGAGCAAACTCAAACCTTCCAAGTTGAAGGATGTAATTAAAAAGTTAAAGTTAAATCGCTGCTACGACCATGTTGCGCATATTCTCAATCGCCTCAACGGTATTTCCGCCCCCGTATTATCGCGAGAAGTGGAAGAGAAACTTCGGTATATGTTTAAGGAAATCCAATTTAGTTTCGTGAAACATTGTCCTAAGAAGCGCTCCAACTTCTTATCGTATTCTTTCGTACTTTATAAATTCTGTGAACTGCTGGAATTAGACGATTATCTACCGTGCTTTCCTTTGCTCAAAAGTCGTGAAAAACTCTATATGCAGGATAAGATTTGGCAGAAAATTTGCGAAGATATGGGATGGGAGTTTATCCGAACTGTTTAAGAATATTTGAGTATAAACGATTGAATTCATGATTGTAAATCACTACATATATTTCTTGAAATCTATCAGGATATTTTTTCGCTTCTTCTATTGCGATTTTATGCGCTTTTTTAGCGGCTTCACAACATACGGGTATTAATATATTAATATCCGTACGTAATTGGTGTTTATAGGTTATGTCCATTGGTGAATACCTAGAGATTCGTAATAACTTTTATCGTCTAATTTAACGGGCTGTTGCTGTTGCTTTTGCTTTTGCTGGGGCTTTGGCGGCTCCGTTAAAAACATATTTCTCATTCCTTTGATTGGTATAATATTCCCGTAACCGAGTGTATCTAGAATATACTCAAAGAGCACCTTATTTTCGTGGTTTGACTCAAACAGAATTGTAGGATAATTGTTTTGTTTGATAGTCTGGACAGCACCCTTGAGAACATTAAGTTCATTATCCTCTACGTCCATCTTAATAAATCCGATATTCTGGAAATTATATGAATCTAGCGTTCGTACTTCTACCTGCTCTTGTGCGAGAACCGGATCGGTAAATGGTTGTAGAGACGACCCTCCGCCATCCTGACTACGAATATTAAGTGTTTGGGTTCCCACTTGGTCTGGGGCTCCCAAAGCAACATTATAGGCAGTTACATTTTTAGCATCGGAAAGGGCAATAGATCCGCAGAGTGCGTAATACGTCATCTTCTGTGGCTCAAAACTATGAACCTTGTTTGTATACATAGAAAGAGCAATAGAATAGGTTCCGGTATGCGCACCAATATCTAACATAGACGTATTTTTACAGAACTGCCGACACCAATCAATCAACGCTTTTTCAAAGAGTCCATGGTCTGCGTAATATGAGAGATTGTTGGCAGGTAAAATATAGACCGTTTGGGTATTTGGATACATAAGTTGATTCCTAGAATCGTTTGCTGTATCATCTGTATGTTGCTTGGCGAGTATAAAATACTTCGTTGACATTGTCTTACGATTAGGTCTAAATCTTGCTCTAAATAGAGACCCTATCTACGATGCCCGTCTATGTCGGATTTGACATGGGTATTCGCAATCTGGCGTATTGTGTCATTGAACACGGTATTTCCGGTGAATGGTCCGTAATCGCCTGGGACAATATCGATTTACTTGAAGGGGGCGAGACCGCCCAAACCGCCAAATCGTGTACTGGCTGTGGCTCTGGAGCAAAGTGGATTTGTGTCGGCGATGGGACGAAATGGTGTAAGGGATGTGCGACCGGTGTTCGTGTGAAGAAGGCTGCGGTTGCGAAGCCATCGCTACCTTGCTTACCGTGCGCCCTCGGTGCCAAAGAACTCAAAGCGTTGGCGACTGGACGTGGGGTTGCCGATGTCAAAAAGATGAAAAAGGGCGACCTGGTGGCATGGGCTGAAAAGGAGTACCTAGTACCCTGGAAACCGGTCAAGACAATGTCGGTTGGTCTAGATACGATTCGGCGTGCCATGAATACCTGGCTTTCGTCTGTGCTTCTAACAATGAGTCGTGCTGCTGTCATTCGGCTGGAGAATCAGCCGGCGATGAAAAATCCTACTATGAAATCGGTTCAAATTATGCTCTATACTCTTTTGGCGCATCGATTGGAAACGGAGCATTCTTGGACCGGTGGAATTGAATTCGTCCATGCCGGTGTCAAATCCCGAGGAGTGGATTATACCGATATCAGCGGTGCGTCTGGGGAATATAAGGCGCGTAAGGACGGTGCCGAAGCCGATGTGGCTGGGCTGTTGGCGAAGGGGGGAGAGGGGGCGAGGGTTTGGAGGGAGTTCTTTGCCGGTCGGTCCAAGAAGTCCGATTTAGCCGATGCGTTTCTTATGGCGTACCGACGTAGCTGAGCCACTCCTCTCTCATTAACTCTTTGAAGGCGATAAAATCCATATCCGAATCCGGCATATACTGGTGTTTTACACCGTTGTCGCCCAGGTAATCAAAATAATCGTAATGGGCATCATCATCCTCGTTATACATATAGCATTGTATCGTTATACATGGCTCTGTGTTAGCTGCGAGATTCGTGAGTCGGTGAGTTTGATTGAGGGTTGGGCTAATCCACGTCACCTCATCCTTCATGAAATTTTCGGTGGCAAACGGCTCAACCGAGTCTTTTTGGTCGCAGAGAAAGGGGAACAATTCCACCTGAATGGAACTGTGGAGAACACGAATGACCGCGTTCGCTGCGGAATGGCTGTGAATCGGTGAATAGTGTCCCACCGGCCAAATCTCCATAACATACGGTACACCAGGAGATTCGCCGCTGTTCTGTCCCATAGTAATACGTAAGTAGGTTTCTAGGGGACGGGGCTCTTTGCTAAATTCCGTAGCCTTTTCTGCGAGTCGCTTGTAGCACCAGCCGTTAGGATTGTTGATACTCTGTTTGATGGCATCGGAGAAATTAGGAAATTCTTGGTCGTTTAAGAGAAAATTCTTGCCCACAATACAATCGTACAACTTTTGTGCCATCGGTGACAAATTCGCCTTCGGTAAGAAGGCGCCCGAGGCGATATCACGCATCGTCAAATCATCGGTATCTTTGACTCTGAGTGGCACATCGGATGTTATCGGATCACGTAGAAGTCTCAGTGGCTTAACTGTATCAGTAGCAAATTCAACAAGAGTTAAACTTTCTAAAAAAGAGAGTACATCCTCCTTGAAGGTATATTTATAAATAACTGTATCCAATCGGGGCTCACCAACACCGCCATATAATGTTTTATTATGAGTATCAAGGCTGAACCAATAATAGGCTCCACTCTTATTGATTAATCCTCTAGTATTCTCTTTATCAATCAGTTCCTTCGGCTCCGAGGATGATACAATAAACACACGAACTTTATGTTCAATAAATTCAATACCCAATCCGTGTGTTTTTTCTTTATTTTTCAGAAAAAATATACAAGGCGTTTTGTTATCAGTACTTTCAAACAAAACAACGCCCTGTCCGTGTACTAGGAGAGGAATTACTGAAAATGCTCTTAAATCTTTGAGACTGCGAAATTTGGCGGGCATCGTCGATCTATATTAAGGGTTCGGATATGCGTTTGGGAATCTAAAACGAAGACAAAGGAGGTAAAAGAAGGAAACTATGAGCGGTCCTACGATTCGTATTTCCGATGGTGGATCGTTCCCCGAAATCTCGGCTAGCCAGGACCTGGGTCGTTCGCTTGATGTCAGCCAAAACGACTTTGACCTAAATTTACTCGGAAATCAGCGCAAGATTGCGGGTTCTATGAGTCGTCCGGCGTCTCCGGCAGCCGACTTGAAGCCCGTAGATGATATTGAATTTGTAAGCCTTGATGATACAAATGTTACATTTGATGTGAAGCCATCCGGTGGTGGTGACAATATTCGCATTATGCGTGATACAAGCCCTTCCGCTCCCATGAGCGGTGGCGGCGGCTCTGAGCCTTTCCGTCTCGGCAGCTCCGCTCCTACCATGACCCCTACAACGATTCCTGCTGTTTCGGCACCTGCGGCTCCTGCTGCTGCTCCTCCTGCGCCTGCCGCCAAGTCCTGGTTCTCTAGTATTCCTGGACTCGGTAGTCCCGCTGCTACAAACGCTGCTGCCAATGCAGCGGCGGCGGCTCCTGCTACTGGTGGTATTCGTAGTTGGTTTGGTGCCGGCGGAAGTGATACTAAGGAAACGTCTGCCGTTGCTTCAACACCTTCCGTATACCTGACCCCCGAACAAGAGGCAGTCAAGAAGTCTGAGGGCTTAACGATTTTGGAACGCATGGACCGTAAGGGTATTAGTGGTACGAAGATGGCGATGAGCAATACACTAGAAGAGATTAATGCCGAAGTTGCTCGCCGCAAGGATTCCAAGGGTCTTGAGGCATCCCTTCGCTTCCAGCGCTCAATGCTCACAACGGTCACCAGTGGTATGGAGTTCCTCAACAGCCGCTACGACCCGCTCGGACTCCATCTGGACGGCTGGTCCGAGCAGGTAAATGAGAACATTGAGGACTATGACGAAATCTTTGAAGAGTTGTACGATAAGTACAAGGATAAGAGCAAGGTTGCGCCTGAAGTCCGTTTGATTCTATCACTCGGTTTGTCCGCTGGTATGTGCCACGTGACCAATACAATGTTCAAGTCTCGTATGCCTGGTATGGATGATATCCTCCGCAACAACCCCAATTTGGCACGTGAGTTCGCACAGGCGGCGGCACGTGAATCGGTCGGACCTGGCTTTGCGAACTTTATGTCGCTCGGACAACCTGGTGGTGGCGGAGGGCGTGGCGGAGGTGGCGGCGGTCCATCGCAATCCATGCCGTCTATGCCATCCATGCCACCTATGCGCTCTGCCCCACCGATGGAGGAGCAGTCATCGGCTGAGCCCGAAGGCGTACAAAGTGGCGGCTTTATGGGTATGATGGGCGGTATGATGGGTGGTATGATGCCAGGTCTCGGTGCGGCGATGCCCGCAATACCGATGGCGGGTCCTCCTCAAGCCCAGACAGTCCGTCGTGAAATGCGTGGACCCACCGGTGTAGATGACATTCTCGAGCAGTTGAATGCGGGAGGACGTCGTGACGCCGAAGAGACTGGCTCCATCGGTAGCGCCTACACAACAGAGACAATGCGTCGTGCCGGACTCAACCGTCGCTCTAAGAAGACGACGACCACACAGCCCACCGGTAGCGAGTTGACGCTTAATGTATAAATAATTCTTCAATTTGGTCAATATTATTGACGCTGTTGAATAGGTGGTTATTCCTTAGGGAGTTTGGCTTTGGGTGGTGGGGGTGGGGGTTCCGCTTTCTTTAGCGTAAAAAACTTTTTTACGTTTTCCTCGTATGTCTTTTGCTGCTTTTCAATATCATGTCCACACCAAGAAGGAATCAAACAATAGGGGCTATGCTCATTCGCAACAACCCATATAACAGAAAAGAAGAGGAGCGTAACCCAGAACGCCGCCGCAAGATTACGAGTCGCAATAAATACGACTGTAAAGAAAATGCCAGGTCGCAACCAAGGTGCCGATAAAAACTCCTCCTGCTTTTTCGTTAACTCCAGCGAAAGGAAGCGACCTCCTAAATTGAGCAATAACATAAAACAACCAATTATATAAGGATTCGTATTGACAAATAGAATAGCTTGGGAGAGCGGGTCTAAGACTCCGCCAATTGTAGGCTGTCCTGTATTATTATTTGGGCTCGGATGAGGCGATAAGGTTGGTGGTATGTTTACAGGTTGTGGTGGCGGCGATGATGGAATTTGAGACGGAATATTTACTGGTGCCATACCGCCCATGGTT